TAAGCGCCAGCGTCCACACCGGAGCCGGTTCCGGTGATGGAGAGGACGTTGCTTGCTGCGACAAGCGTAGAGTTGAAAGCACCCCAACCGGTCGTCCCATTGCTGAAGTCCCCGTTGCCAATCAGGTTCGTCAGCACCGGCAGCTTCTCGCCAGCGAAAGTCGGGATCGCACCAGTGTGAATATCCTGCGGGAGGCTTAGCGTAGGGTTACCCGAGACACCATTACCCTGGGCCACTAGAACTTGGTTTGCCGTGCCAACGATCGTGCGCGGAGCATAGTTGTTGCCAGTTGTTGTGTGGGCAATAAGGCCAGTAGTAGTACCAGCCAGGGCAGTAACAGCTGCGTTTAGATTCTGAGCGGCTTGGAGTGCTGTATTGGCCGAGCTTTCTGCGTTAATGGCACTCTGATTTGCGTTGTTAGCGTTTATACTGGTAGAATTAGCCCAACCTTGAACGTTTTGAGCAATGGTATCAATGGCAGTTTTGAGAAGAGTGATCTGATCTAGATCGTCGCTAGCTGATCCGGCCGCCTGTTGAGCCAAAATACGATTCTGGTTGACCGCATCATTCCACGCCTGCTCAGTCCCGACAAAGCCGTATTTCAGAGCTATTTCATAGGCACTCAGACCATTGAATTCTCCACTCTCGGCGCGAGACTTGAAGTTTTCGTAGTAGTCATGGCGAATAATTTCTGCTGCTTGACGTGCCTCTTCAACTTCTTCAAACTCATTTTGACGTATCTGTTCCGATTGTATGTAACGAGCATCTAACCCATTAATAAGATCTTCTACTTGTTCAAAATAATAAATCTTAGTTTCATGCAAATTACTATCTATAGCAGATATATCAACAGAAAACGATACAGAACCAATATCATAACGTTTATAATTTATGGTATTAATGGTACCTATAGAACCATAAAGATGTGCAGTTAATTCGTCTGGAGTAGTAATCCAAGTATGATCAAAATTAACTATCCAAATATCGTTCTCTTTAGTACAGGGTAACTCTATAGACAATTGTCTGCCAGTTATTAGCACCCAAACAGTATCTACAATAGCATTAAGTATTGAGAACTCAAGTCTAACACTATTTCTATCCTGCGTCTTAACTACAAGTTCTGATCGTTTTTCCTGTGGAGTTAATCCGATTTGAAACTCTGTTGATATACTTTGCATATAATTTCCTTTATACTATAACAATTATGGTCCTAAACCTGGTCATTAGTAATTCACTAATGACCAAGTTTAAGAAGATGTGGACCACCTACTTTCTATTATTTTCAACAGCAATAATATTACCAATACCAGAAACGTGTAGTCTAGCTACCGCTAAGCCCACAGCACCAATTACTTGAATTGTAAGATCAATCCAAGTAGTAAATAGTTGCTTGTCCTCATTTGTAATAAGACCTACCACAGCAGACATGCTAAGAAGCGTGATAAGTACGTCATAGATAGTCTTACGTACTTTAGGCGTAAGCCAAGATTTTACACCATCTACTGTTACAATTGCACGTTCTGGAACGTAATCATCACTCATGATGTAGGTTTAATTCCTTCCTTTTCCATTGCTGTCCAAGTAAGAGGTCCAATAACCCCGTCTTTCTTGAGTCCAACACGACCTTGAAATTCAATAATCACAGCTTCTAATGTAGGACCAAATACTCCGTCATAACCACCATTATTCATAATCTTTTGTGCATAAGAATATCTAGCTACAAGTTGCTTTTGAACACTAGCGATAAGTGATTTGTATTTGTTACCAACAGCAGGGTCATTCTGGATATCTTTGTATAATGTTGGCCATCTGTCTGGTAAAGTAGGTGTAATTACCAGTCCAGCAGCAACCCTATTTACATCAGCTTCAGTACCCTTAATTTCAAAATGCATTGGATCAGTGCTAGCAAGCCATTTAATTACGCCCTTGTATACCACAGCAAGACGGTTATTGATTTGACTAATCTGAGTAGCACTAAAACTCTGTGAGGCTGTGGTAGCATAAGGATGTTTAGGAGCATTTAAATCAATTGCAGTACCTGATGCATGGCAAGAAAATTTATCACCGTTTGTATAAAGTCTATATGAGTAATCCCAAGAATTACCAGGTACAATAGGTTCAATGGTCTTATTGAACCAGTCACAGAAATCGTTAAAAATTGTCCATACGCCTCCTTTACGGACGCCTGGCCCTGTGGTCCACGGAAAATCTTGTAACTTATTTGCTTTATCTGTTGCGTTATCTTCTACTACTTGCCAACCGTTATATGAATTTGCCATATTAATCCTTATTCCACGCCTTTTTACGAAGATCATCTAAGTCGTCAGGCTTAGGCGGTATTTGTAATTTATGTGTAATTATTATTGAAAGTAAATCATTTATGTAACCTTCTAACCTCCATATTAGGTTACCTTTTGCTGTATTCATTCTCTCAAGAATTGAATTTCGAGAATCAAGCTCCATATAAGATGGTGTTACTTTCTCTTCTTTTGCTATTTTTTCATTACTTTTGCCTGTTATCCTCGCTACAATTAGACCTGCAACTATTGATATAATAGAAGTAACAGCGGTAACTAAAGGCACATTTGTATCCACTAATACTCCTATCTGATATTCCTATCTGTTAGTGAAGCTAGGAACATAATACCACTTGTAACACAAGCCCACAGTACAGCTAAATTTAGTCCAGAAATTAATCCATTAGGTGCATTTAAACCTAACCAAGCAATGAATGATGCAAAGCAACTAACAGCTTCTTCAACAGGCATAATAACTAAAGCGATCCAGCCAAATTTTTCTTTTATATGAGTGACTGCTGATACTAAAGCTATTATGCCTGTGGTGGTCCATAGAAGCGATTTAATTACTGTCGGAATTAAAAAGAAAAATAAATTTTGATGAAACTCACTTATTGTCTTGTCTATAAATATCACTATGCCTATATTTATCCAAGCTATACCGATTAGCATCATCAGGACAGCCCTTATATGGAAATCTTTTCCTAGTATTCGTACGCACATTGCAACGTCCTAAATTAGAGAGCAATTCTACCTCACATAGGTAAGTCTTATCCTAGGCTTATTAGGTCCAGCATGACTATTAAATTTTCCAAAATATGTTAGATCACTAGAACTAGTTTTACCTAACCAAATACCTCGACTACTTGTTGACCATAAACTTGTAATATCTACCCACACACCAGCAGGTTTAGGCCAGTTAGGAACAACTAGTTTAGTAGTGTTTGGTGTGGTAGTAGCTAACGCAGTAAGTGTATTAACACTAATTTGTACAGTACCACCAGTATTATAATACCAATCTTGTGCATATAAAAATACTTCAGCTTTAGTAATTGTAGCACCAGATGTTGCAGTAGCTATAGTGCTAGAAGTCTCACCTACCACAGCATTGGCAGTAAACAAACAAAGAGCATGTTGATCACCATAAGTAGGATATCCAACATAACCCACTTCTAAATAAGTAATTCCAGAACGTAATGTATTAGCACCAGTATATGTAGCACTGTTACTACATTCCCATTCAGAAACATAAGTTTGTTTGGTTGTACTTGTAGAAATTGTTGCTGTGTTAGGTGTGTATGGGCCAATGTCTACAATACTTAAGTCTACATCTTCACCTATCGTTACAGATTCACCACTGTTATATGTGTAAGCAAATAACCCTAAAGAGACCATTTGATCTATAGTTGAAGTAAAAATACCTTCTAACGGTGGTAAGGGATAGTTATAATTACTATTGTAAGCAAAACCACCAACGAATTTTAGAACACTACTAGAAGTAGTTGCTTTTGATCCATTTTGTTTGCGAACAACAAAAGCAACATCACCATAAGCGTTACTGGTTTTAAATGCTCCAGAGACAGTGCTTTTATATAACCTATTCTTCTTTATTTCAGCTTGTGTGTGTACCACAGCTTTCTCAGAAGTGTTACAAGTCACAGCAGAAGAAGGTGAACCCCAAGCAATAACTCCTCTAGCTCTAGTATTAAGATGATCTGTAAACTCAGTCCCATAAATAACAGCGCCAGAAACTAAGTTACCACTACCATCTAAGGTGCGTACTGGAATATTCAGTGAGTTAAAACTAGCCGTTCCTTGCTGACTAATATTAGTTACTAAGAGTCCATTAGGGTCAGTAATAGTTAAGATATCATTAGCATTAGTACCAATATGAATAGCCTTAAACATACTACCAGTAGCAGGTAACACAAATGATTCTAAACCAGCAGAACTAATTTCTGTATGCGTACCTGCTATAGGACCAGCACTAATAATTGAACTAGCTTGTATCTCACCAGAAGTAATCTTAGCCGCACTAAGTGACCCAATTTTAGCGTTAGTAATAGCAGCGTCTGCTATCTTTGCTGTGGTAATCGCAGCATCTTCGATTAGCATGTTAGATGTTACCTGCATAACTTGCATACTATCAAAGTCGATAGTGCCAGTAGTCATATTGCTAATTGAGAAGTATACTGTAGCAGTTACTGCTAAAGCAGGTACCACAGTCACACCTTCATAAAGTTCATAAGATGCGGTAAATCCGCTAGATTTAGTAAATAAAGTAGTATAAGTAAACGCGTTATCTTTATCTCTAAATCTTATGACAAAATTCATTGTACCATTGTTGCTAACGCCACGATATTTAAACTTACAATATAACTTAGTACCTGGATATACAGCAAACTCTTGAATTTGAGAACCTAAGTTATCATGTATGTAGTAATACTTAGTTGTTTGTGCGTCTCCACTTACTCTGAGTGACCACAGCCCATGATCAGCCGCGCCTGCTGCATTAGTAAACGTCCAAGAACCAAACTTAGTAGAATTATTAGCACGAACATCTCTAATAATTGAGTTCTCAAATGAGCCGTCTACTAACATATTGTTAGTTTCATTGTAACCAATGTCACCAGGTAGTACTACATTAGCATCAGTAGAAACAAGTTTTAACGGAGTTGCACTAACTACTGTGGAAGGTACACCAGTATTGACGTTATCATTACGATCAACTGAAAGTAGCCGAACATATACTGTTGAGTAAGTGCTATTTGCATTTACAAAGTACGAGCCATTACCTACAATTATATTTAATGTAGTAAATGTAACATTGTCATAAGATGTTTGTACTAAACAATGCGCAAAGTCTGAGGGCATAACTGTGCCTGTGGAATCCTTACCATCGTATCCGACTAGGACACCACCGAAACGAGGTGTCAGGACGGGCGTGGAGGGTTGTGGAGGTGGCGTCAGGTCCTTAGACACAGCGACCGTGGTCGAGTAGACATTACCTTTAATTCCTTTAGCACTTAATGCATAAACTCGTCCTATGACATTGACACCAACAGCAAGGTTACTAATAGTTACAGAAGTCTGGCCATTAGTGGATGTGTATAATCCAGTAGATAAATCAGTAGATTTTGTAATACTGAACATATAATCTACCACAGGGTCTGCCGCTAAATTATCTGGGTCTGTTGGAGAAATTGAGTTCCATGTAAAAGTTACGGCAGCTATTTGCTCTCCAGAACCATCATTGTAATATGCAACAGAACCAGTGAGTCCAGTGATATTTAAATCAGGACGACCATTTTCTGAAGGGTTACCATAGGTGTATATTGATAGTTCTAGATATTGAATACGCTTTTTAAGATCAGCAATGATATCTGCTAAATCTTGATTCTCAATAGGCACCTATGATACCTCCCTCATGTCATTAAAATATAGGTTAAATGTTTCTGTTCCGTGTTTTCCAATTGTATATTGAAATCCAGTAAAGCGCATGTCTTGATTGTATTGAACATATCCATCTTGAATATTAACACGAGCTATTTGACCAAGTGTAATATCACCTTCAAATGGATTAATTAATTCTGTGTTGACTGTGATGTTTGGTACAAACTTTACATCTTTACGTTGTTGAAGTATCTTATTGTTATAAGCATTCAATAAAGCAACAGATGTAATATTAGTTTGGCTTTCAGAGTAGTGTCTTAAACCAAACTTAGTTAGACTAGTACTATCTACTGCAAAATCAGAAAATGTGCTATTAGCACCAACAGTTCTAACTTTATTTCGTAGATACTTACCTTGAATATTCATTCCATATTTACGAATATTACCAGGAAACTCTAAGGCAACATTAGCACGAGAACTAATTCTTGGGTAGTATTGGTGATAAATTCTGTCAGCACCTAATATCCAGTCAAAACCAAAATCACTATCAGCTACAGCACTGTGGGCATCTATGATATAATCACCATTCTTAAATGTCACAGTACCTGATGGACCATCACCAGGATATTGAGTTCCTCTAGTGATTCCTAAATCACCACCAGTTAGGCCTTGTGTACCACTTATTAATGCCCATGCTATATTACCATATGTATTAGTATAAGTAGTAGCAACTTCTAATTGTCTAACATCAAGATAACTAGCAAGACTTTCTGCAGCGAGTCCCATTGTGTTATTATCACTACTGATATCTATTGTCCACAATGGACCACAGAAGAACTTAGTACCATTACGATAAATTTGTATTTCTGTTCTTCCAGCTTCAAGCTCTGTGGTAGTCAAATCACGAAAATCGCTATAAGCTAATGTAAACCTAGCTCCATAAGATTTACTAAGCATATATTCGCCTTGTAAGTCTCGGTGTGGAAGGTGAGCTAGGTATACATTATCTTTTGTTCTAGATTCTATAACATAATCTGCCATATTAACCCCAAGCTTGTTTGGTAGCTACTACAACAGATGTAGGTGTACCTGTTACAGTAAATTTGATTTGATCATTACTAGCAGCAGGAAAGTCCCACCAGTTATTTGTTGTAACTATTGATGATTTCCTTATGCCGTTTACTGTTACAGAACGTTTTAAGAAGTCAACTACAGTAATATCACCAGCAACTCTGGAGTCGGTCAAGATTACTGATTTATTCTGTGTAACATCTGTCAATGTTATAGATGACCATGCACCAGTAATTGTAAATAATGGATAAGAGTTCATATTACCATTATTAGTTATATTATAGTTAGTATTAGCAGTCATAGTAATATCTGCGTTATCAACATACTTACGAGGATCAGATGCTGCTAACGTTATTTGAACAGGAGATTTACCATAACCACGTAAATTATCTATATCAAACTTAATGCCTGTAGATTTACACATAATATAACGTTGTGCAATACCAGCACCACGAAAATAGAATGGATAATTTATATCATCAGGCATAAAGTTAGTAATTAAAGAATCACAATAAACATCGGTAGTAGCTGCATTAGTATAGATATTACCATCTAAAACTATTGATCTAAATGATAGAAACTTAGCATAGACTGAGCCACCATGAGCACCATCAACATCTGCTGTTGAAGCACTCACGGTAGCTAAGCCTAAGCCAGTAACTTTTGTAATATCTACAAATGGCACTGCTACGCTACCGTTTAATTTAATACCAGTATCTTTATACTGATACTCATATTCTTGTAACGTAGGTGCTGCCATTTACAAACCTAACCTTCCTGCAATTTCGTAGCCTAAATTAGCTGCTTGCTTGACTGGATCAATTTCTTCAGTATTAACTGTTACATCAACATGAACACTATTATCAATTGAACCATATGCATTGTTTGGCAAACTATTGTAAGGATTATAAGTGTTAATATAATCATTAGTCTTAACCATAGCAGTAGCTGTTATGTTAGCTCCAACACCTTTAACAAAGCTCTGAACATCTTTATAGGCATCCTTTAGTGAGCCTAGGAATCCACCCATAATGGCCTTGCCAGCAGGAACAAGTAGCTTACGGTCTTTCTCAATTGGACCTTTGTGCTGAGAAATCCAATCAGCAATACCGGTAATCCAACTCTTAGCATTTTCCCACATGGCCTTAAGACCATTCCAAAGGCCTCTAATGACTGCTTCACCAGCACCATAAAGAAGTGAGCCTAGGTCACCTAAAGCACTCTTGATATTGTTAGGCAAGTTACGGAATACATTAAGTATGTTTTCTTTAGCCTGATTAACTTTATCTAAGAAACCCTTACCCATCTCATCTGCTTTATTAACAACACCAGTAGACATTTCAGTAACAAAGGAAATAATTTGTCCTGGAAGAGCGCTAACTTTATTAGAAGCGTCACTAACTAATGTATTAAAACCGTTAACAACTTGATCTTTAAGATTATTAACTTTATTAATAAAATCAGTTACCATATTACCAATTGTGGTACCAATATTTTCTGGAAGCTTCATGATCCAAGTAATGATTGCAGTAACCATGTCTGGAATAATAGAATGACCAACAACTACGTCATAAAGATTAGTAAAGAATCCAATTACACCATTAACTAAACCTACAATAGCGCCAAGTACAGTGGTGCCAAGACCAACAACTAAACCAGTAATAATTTCTACAAGGCCGCCAAATATTTGTCCAATACCAGCAAGAGCTAATTGAATATTACCAGTAAAAACACCAGTAAAGAAATTAACTAGGCCACCAAGAACACCCATGATACCTTGAATAACTGCTTGAACGCCTATCCAAAGACCAGTAAAAGCACCCATTAGTGTGCTACCTATTACTGTAACAATGAACATCACAACAGTGCTAATTACAGTAAATACTGCCATTAATATAGTACCTATAGCTGCAAATACATTTCCTATTGCTTGACCTACCTGGTTAAATGTAGGAAGTAATTCACCAAATTTTGTTGCTATATTATCAAAAACTGGTTGTACACTAGCAGTCCACCATGCACTAATCTGACCAGCAAAATCTGTAAATGTTTTTATCATAGCACTAAATACATTTGAAATAGCGCCCCACATCATCTGGAAAGCTGGAATAAATGGTTGTATCGACTGCATAAATCCATCTGCAAACTGTTTAACAGCAGATGTTATCTGATCCCATACACCTAAAGCAGTAGATTTAATTGTATCCCAGTTAGTAACAAGCAAATAACCAATAGCAATAAGTGCAGCAACGACGCCAATAACTATAAGAATTGGTGCTGCTACACTACCTATACCAATACCCAATGCACCAAAGATAGCTATTGAACCCTGAATCATCATTACAGTACCAACAACTATTAATACTGCACCAGCTACTAGTAACAAAGTAGTTACTAATACACCTACAGTTATTAATGTTTGTCTGATATTTGGATCAAGCTCATTAAACTTCTTCATTAATTCAGTAAGACCACCAACAACAAATTCACGAACAGGAGCTAATGCATCACCAACGCTAATCCTAAAAAGTTCAAACTGATTCTTAAGACCTTGCATTTGTGCTTCAGGTGTATTCTTCATGATTTGATATGCTTGATCAGTAGCATCACCCAAATAACCCATAGAGTTATCAGTATCTTCAATGACGCCCTTAAGTATCTTCATCTGATCAGCGCTTAATCCAGCTTCTGTGCCAATCTTAGTAATTATTTCTTGTTTCTGAGTATCACTAAGACCAATCATTTGTGTCTTAAGATCATTAGCAAGATCAGCAAGTGGCTTTAGTTTACCAGATGAATCAAATGCTTGAACACCAATATCTTTAAGCGCGTCTCCAATAGCAGGATTAGCAAAGAGTTCTTGTGCTTTTGCAAAGTTTTCAGCTTGAACCTTGGCTTGTTCCATTTCTCGTTGAAGATCCTGGAACAATGTAGTACCAACAAGACGCGTATCACCCATTGTAGCTGCAACATCTTCTAAACCAAGGTTTAAGAAACGCATAGCTTGAATAGTACCGCCAGCACCCTTACCAATGTCAGAAATAGCCTGAAGTCTCTTCTCATCACTAAGAGTATCAAGTTTCTTTCTAAGTTCTTCTACAACATCACCCATAGGACGAATTTGTCCAGTAGCATCGAATACCTTGATACCAAATTTCTGCACATTTTCAGCGAATTTAGGATTAGTTAACATATCAAAAGCGCGTGCAGCAGAAGTACCAGCTTGCGCAGCAGTCATACCATTCTTAGTCATGAATGCTAGCATTGCTGCTAATGTCTCTACTGATTGATGAGCTTTAACTGTTGAAGGAGTTGCTTTACCAATAGCTGCAGAGAACTCATCATAAGTACCAGTACCTTTTTGAACAGTCTTGAACATGACTGCGTTAACTTCATTAACATCAGTTGCAGCCATCTTCCAGGCATTCATAATACCCATGATAGATTTACCAGCAGTTTGCATGTCAGTACCGCCAGCTATAGCAGCTTTAGCGATACCTTCCATGATAATTTTTGCACCTTTACCATCAGTTTCAATGGTAGAAAACACATCGTATAATGCTGGCTGAATTTGTTCAAACTTTACAGCATATTCTCCAGCAACCTCTTTACCAATATTCATTACATCTTGTAATGAGGTAAATGATTTACCAGTACCTTTGATATCATTATCTACCTGAGTAAAAGTTAATGAAGAAGTATTTCTATACTCAGATGATGCATTAGATGCTGATATGAATGCTCCAGCAGCTAAAGCACCAAAACCAACCATAGCAATACCAACAGAAGTAATTGCCTTACCTTGCATCTCCATATTTCTTGAAGATACAAGTCGTTCAGCGTTTAATGCTTCTTCTTGTGCTTTCTGAAATTGTGCTAGATTAGCAGAAGAAATTAATCCCTGATTATATTTTTGAGTAGCAACATCTAAGTTTTGAGTGGCAGCCCTTGACGCTTCTTGTGTAGATTTTAAATTTGTTAATGTGCTTATAGATTGATTAAGTACACGAGACATTTCATCCCGCGCTCGCAGCATGATTATCATCTCGTGAGCAGAAAGACCCATATTATTTCCTCATATTCTTAGCTCGATCTAAATCACGCTGCTCTTTCTCGCCTACAGCATCTGCAACTACTTCAAGTAGCCACATTTGCAAATAATCTTGAGCTAAAATCCCGCCATCCACAGGTAATGATTTAAAATGCTTACACAACTTATAGAGCCTAATAGCTTCATCTGCCATAGGCTCATAAGTTGTGTCATTCATTAAAATCCTAGTGCGAATACGGGATTTTATTCGTTTCCCTCGTCAGAATCCTCAAAGTTATTTAGCTTGTTGATTTCCTTATCAATTTCTTCACCAACACGAGGATCAAGTAACAGAACATCATAAGGATTAGAAAAATCAAAAGGAGTTCCATTGGTATCCTTTTCAAGATTGTGACTCATAATGCAGTTCTTAAAATCGCGCTGAGTCGCAGCCTTATTAGCCATAGCCATTTCGCCACGAAGATCTTTTCCCTTACCAAGTTCAAGAGAAAGCTTCATTTCATTCTGACGCTCGAGTTTTTCACCATAAGTCATGCGTCGTAGTTCAACAAAACCACCAGGACAAGACTTAAGATCAACACGAATAGTTGTCGCACTAACACCAGCAAATGCCATTTATAGTTCCTTTATAAGAGTTTATAAGGCCTTATAAGCCTTCATTTGTTATTAAGTAATGTTCTTAGAAGTAGTAAGAATTAGCTGATAATGCTTACCAGTTGCATCAATAACGCCAGTATATTCAATACTAGCGCGAACAAGATCACCTTGTCCACCAAGGTTAATCTCGTAAGAGGATGTAATTGCAGAAGGCATAGTAAAATTAAAGATGTTACTAGCTGACTGTGTAGCAATGAGTGAAATTGATTTAGAAGTACCAGCCTTAAATGCATCATATTCTGCACGGCTATCAAAGTCACGTTCTGCTGTAGCAGTAATACGAGATTCACCAAAACTAGTAAATGCTGATCCTAGAGTAGCACGAATACGAGGATTTGTAGTAGCATTATCCTCAATATTAATTTCAAATTTATCAGCATCAAATACTGTAGTTGAAGTAGGTATCTGAAGATTATACATACCAGCAGAGATAACTGCTGTGGTAGGCCATGTAGCAGTAAGTGCCGTCTGTGTAGCTTCACTAGAGCCAATAACACTCATAGTAGCTTTAAGAATGCCCTTATCATCAATACTAAACTTCATAGAGCTGATTGCACAGCCAGTGTAGCCAAATACCTCAGAAGCACGCTTAATTGAAATAGAAAGAGTCTTTGTAGGTAATGCATTAGCATTCGGAGTACAAGTATAAATGTAAGGACCAGAACCAGTCTTTACAACTGTACAACGAGAAGCATAAATAAATGGGAGCAAAATATCAGCTGAAACATCAAACTCTAGATCGCCTTCTACCCAGCTATTACCAGGAACAAGGCCAACAAGACCTGGAGTATTTCGAATAGGAGCACGTTCCTGCATATCAGGATCATACTTTAAAGATTCTGAATTAACAGGTATAAAATCAGTAGGTGCTAGATAAGTACCAGAAGTAGTTTCTAGCGCAATACCAACTATACCACCTGCACCAATACCAAGCGTCATTTATTAAAACTCCTCTGGTGTGGGCTCATCAGGCACTAAAAATGCGGGCACTCCTTGCTCCGCGTCTACCACAGCCAAAGGCTCAGCATTAGGTGCCGTCGAAATTTCTTGATTTTCAATTACTGAATTGTTCTCTATAGAAACCTCTTCAGTTTCTAAAACAAACATGGGATTATTTTTAAAGATATCAACAATGCTCATACCGATGTTGATTTCATGCGTCTTTACTGTAATCTCGTCCAGTACCTGTGGAACCTTATTCTCGAACAATCCTAGACCGTCAAGGATAACAGGTTCACCTTCTGGAAGAGAATCGTTAACTACTGTAAGTTTATACAACAGTGTCTCCTAAACGTTCTCTGTTAGTTATTTCAAAAGTTAATCTACTCACACGAGATAGTGTGCTGTTTATTACTCTATAACCAGATTCAAGAGTAGTAACATAACAACTAGTAACACGTCCACCTAGTGTTGGGTCTTTATTTAAAACAAATTCAACTATCTCAGCTGTTTTGTCCGCTTCTTTTTTGTTAAATGTAGCACTACCTATATTCAAAGAATATACTAATATGAAAATACGACTCGTTGTCATGACAAGTCTATTCATACCAGTATAATCTGCATTGTTCTTATTATCTGGTTCTACACAGATATTTCTTGAGCCTGGTTGCTTATCTTGATCACCATAAAAATAGTTATCAATACCAGCAGTAGCTAATTCTGGAGCATTTTCTAATATATTTAGTGTAGTTTCGGCTAGTGTAACTAGTGATAATCTACTCAAGCTAAGTACCTAGCCTCTCGTTCATTAAGCCATTCATCGAATACCTCTAGAATAGCTTGTTTCATATCATCATTAATACGTAGCCATTCACGTTTGGCTACATGTGTATGAGTACGCGCATTAATAAATCCTTCATTATGTGCATAACCATAACTAACACCTTGATTCATACCAGCCCAATAAGCTTGATCAGATGTTACTTTCCAGTTATTAATACGCGCAGCTTCACGAGCAAGTTTACCAGTTTCTTTTAAGATTCCGTTGTTACGACCCTGTCGCTTTTTTCTATCAATAGTGCTATCATGTAAACTAGCCCAAGATGGGTTACCGCCAACAGCAAAGGAATTCTGGATATCTTTGACAAATACTTGCCTAACTGATTGTTCCAAAGGCTCACGAAATGACTGAATATGAAACTGAAATTTAGCTATTTTTGTAACTAATATTTCTGGAGTTACAGTAGTACCCCAGCCAAGTTCATAAAATGTCATGATATTACCACCTACCAGTTTACCAGTCTTTATCCATAGTAAATTTAGGCTCAGATAATAATTCCCAATCGGATTCAAATCCAAAACTCAAATTACTAGAAACATTTGGTGATGGTAAAATAATAATAGTGCCACCAGCATCAGACAGTGTAGATGTTCCATCAAGTATAGAATTCAATAAACTCTCTGCATCAGCAATGAGCATTGTTCCATAGCTATCAACATCTACACCATCTGTAGTGTAAGTTTCTTGATATGTCCTACCAGCATATATCATTGCCATTACACTTAAAACAAGTTTAGGTGTAGTAGCAGTAGTTTGCCAGTAGGACACATCAAATTTGCTACTTAGCTTAGAAAGAACCTGTGCAACAATCTGCGGCTCTAAGCCGTTTACATCAATTGAGGTTATGTTAAGCTTGTCTTTATCAGTCCAAGCATTTACTAATTCAGTAGTGATTGTTGCCATTAGTTATTTCCTACTTTGCTGGCTCTGTGTCAACCCTTTTTGGTTCAACTACTGGTGCCGTTTGTTCAGCAAGCTTAGCCTGTGCTTCTGCAAGCTGACGCTTTAGTTCCTCAATCTCATCAAGAGCAGAAGAAGCTGCCATAGGCTCAGGACCAATAGAACCAATTGCCTTTAGCTGTTCAATAACTTCCTTAGGAAGTTTGTCTACTGGTTCACCATATTCAATGATGAGTAGCGACCCATCAGGCAGACCGTGTTCAATCTTGCTTAGTGCTACATCTTTAGACATTAATCCTCCTATTATGCAACAGCGTTCTTAATTAGGAACCCAGTAATAGACTTACCAAAGTTAGCAGAATCTGGATTAGTTTCAACGCCAACAAGCTTAAGGTCATAACGACGAGAACAACGGATAAGATCAGACTTACGCTTCTCTTCACGCCAACGATCAACAAGCATTGCTCCGTTACCCTTGTAGCCCCACACGAACTCATAAGCAAAAGCAGGAACACGAAGGCCAGCAGACTTAGGAACATAAGCAAGAAGAACGTTTTTACCCCAAAGGTAAGAAGCAGTGACGCTAAAGCCAACACCAGAACCATAAGCGACCTCAGGAATAATTACATTCTGTAGACCTAGAACTGACGCAATAATTTCAGGAGTAAGAATACCGCGATCAGTGTACATGATACGAGCAAGAATCTTAGGATGATCCTCAAGAATACTCATAACCTGGTAAGGAACTACAGCAGTGTTAGGCTCAAAGAATACGTTAGAATGGAACGTACGAACATAACCATGCACAGCAGCTACAGGATCAGAGTTAACATAGTCTGACCACTGAGCAGTACCAGAAAGAGTTACTGTGTTAGTGGTAGCATAGTTACTAGCATTAGTAACAATGTTCATCATCGCAAGTTCACGTGCAAGAAGAATCTTCTGAGTTACAAGATTAGTAGCGTCTGAATCAGGAGACAGAGGAGAATCAACGTTTTCACGCTCTTCATCGTAAACCGCAATCTGAAGCGAATGCTCAGTAGCAAAGTAAGTATCGAGAGCTACGTTAAGACCAGGAATCTCGTTAGCCTCAGTACCTGGTGCCCGGTAATCAGAGTCTTCAGGAACCCAAGTCTCACGACCGAACCAGTAATACTTATCAGTTTGCTTTAGAACATTAACAGTAGGAAAGAGTTTGTTACCTACAAATTCGTTATTAGGGTATGCAAGAGAAATATTTGTTAAAACTTTATCAATGTGAGTGTTAGCACTCGCATATGAGTTCCATGCTGGCATTCAAATTCCTTTCGAGTTAGCTAAATAGCTTAGATCGTGGGACCGGTAGTAAGTGAAACGTTTACATACTGGTTAGCAGCAGTTGATGCCTCTTCTGCAATACCAAGAGAACGTGCTCCAGCAGTAGTCTGCTTTACAGCACGACCAGAAGTATCGTTAGTAATAGGATCACCCTTAGCAAAAATACCACCAGTCTTAACACGTGAAATACCAAAGATACGAACGTTAGCTACAACCTTACCAACGTTTGCAAGACGAGTAGCATCAATTGATTCCTGGAACACACCCATATTGTTTGCGTCACCAGCAGTAGTGGCATTCTTGCACGTCTGAGAACCCACACCACGAGAAGCAATAGTATATGCAACAATTGCTGTGGTACCTTCTACAAGGCAACCCTTATCGAGACCATAATTGGCGCCGAGACCCATAGTTATACCTTTCTAAATTTGTTTAAATTAGCCTGAGTAAGAGCCATTACGGTAAACAGCAAAACCTTCAGGATCATCTGAAGAAAGCTGAATAGCTGCCTCAGTAAATGAGAGTTTCTTTTCTTCCATTAGAGTATTGATACGCTCAGTAAATTTAATTACTGCATCATCATCACCAGAACCACCTGAGTCACCATTACCAATTTCACCAGTAGAAGCAACTCCTACTTTGATGAACTCTGAAAGAATGGTGACCACAGAACCTGATGTTTCCTCATCAGCCTTGTCAAAGAACTTCTTAATCATATCCTTGACAGCAGTAGGAATTACAACACCCTTAGTAGTTGCTACTTCATTGAGCTTAGAAATCTTACCTTCTACGTCAATGTCATGGAACTTCTTAGCCATGGCAGCATTCTTAGCAGTCTGTTCAGTAAGTAGCTTTGACTGAGTTTCCATCATGTTAAAGAACTTAGCAGTTACAGGATCAGCAAGCAGCTTTGACTTCTCAGTTTCTGAAAGTTCAGTAGTGCTGCCTTCAGTATTAGTATTGCCTTCAGTGCCTTCTGTGCTGTTTTCTTCAGACTTATGATTCTCAAGTGCAGCCATGATTGCTTTGATGATATCTTCCTGAGAAGCATTATCGTTAAGCTTGAGATTTAACTTCTCAGTAAAGAACTTAATTTGTTCTTTAGTCATAAATTCATCACTTTCTTCTGTTAGTTGTAGTTCTTTTATGTCTTTTAAGAATGGCCTGTTAGTAAGAGCGCCGCCTCTGAGTACATCAGAAAACGTCTGGCCAGACTTAGGATGAGTCCAACTATCGACAAACTCAGGAGAAAAATACTTATATTCCTTATTCTTGATAGCTTCATAAGCTTTAGGAGTCCATTCTACAAAAATCCACAAACCATCATCACGTACTTCAGCTTGTTGTACCCAACCTGCTGCAATATCAGTACGCTTTTTGTGATCATAATCAATATCAGGAATAACTCCTGTAATTCGCTTATTAACGCCGTCAGCAAACGTCTTTAAACGGTCAGCAGTAAACTCTATTTTGCCATAATCAGGATGCTCATAGGTTCCAAGTGTCATAGCTTGAATCCAAGAAGCAAACTCTTTACCGTCCTCACCAAACGTTATACCATTAACATCAATAAATGTATTTATCTTCATTTACCGTCTCCTACCCGTTTGCCTCCTGTACTTATGTTTGGCAATGGTGTTTGTCTTGGCATTCCTGGCACGTTATTCTGTGGTTGTTCTTTACCACTAGACTGATTATTCGCAGAATCAGGCATTTGGCCTTGCGTACCAGCTTGATTATTGTTGTTATTACCTTGCGCATTTTGGCCACCTGGCGTTGCATTAGGTAATGGACCTTGTGGCTGTTGTGCAGCCTGTGGTGCTTTAACTACACGTACTGTTGTAAGATCAGCTGGTGGCAAGTCCATAATTTCTCGTACATATTCTTCTAGTCTATCATCAGGCCGTACAATACCAGCGCCAATAACATTCCGAAGAGCAAAAGATAAAGTACGTAGGTCAGCTTGTTCACCAATTTGCCTTACAGTAAGCTTTGGTGCGTCTACACCAGAACCATAGTTATAACGAATTAATTCAGGGATAAGATATAAGTTAAAAGCATCACAAATACTATCAGCAAGAAATCGTGTAGCTTTTAGAAAAAGGCTCATGTCTTCTTCTTTAGTTACTTGATCACTACCAATAAATCCAGCTAAAATACTTTCTCGAATTGCTTTATCATGCAACTCAATGCTCTTGAGTGCATCTACAGGTTGCCCTTTTAGTTCAGCAAATGTAACTTCCCAACCAAAAGGTAACGTAATATGTGCTCGTTCATTAGTACGTAGGTTACGTCCTAATGTTTCAGCTGCAACTTTATCAGCCTCTGTAAAGTTGACTGGTAGCTTTACAATTGGTACACCAATACCATGGCGTTCCTTTTGAATAGCGTCAATTTTGTAAAGCTGATCCTTAAAGTACCAATGCTTATACATAGGCCGTAGTACACTACGTCCAGTAATGCTATTAAATTCTTTGTTATAAGTAAATACAATGAGTTTGCTAATAGGTATTTCTACTTCTTTAACAGCATACTTATTAGCACCATCGCGTTGATAAAGAATAACTGATTTAGGTCCACCATTCTCATCATATTTCCACTCTTTTACATCAAGTGGGCTACGTGGCGCAAGCTTCTTTAAAACAGTTTGTTCTTTACCATTAATAACTCGAGTTTCCCACACCTTCTCTAACATAGCGTAGCCAAATTCGCAACTTAACATTGCTTCTAGCTTTACTTGTGTCCAAGTAATGCTCATATACTCTGTTAAACATTTCCAAACAAAATCGGCACGTTTAACATCGATAGGCTTGTTACCAACAGGCTTAATGAACCATCGACCAGCATTCACACTTGTCTTAATAAGTAACAGTGTACCAGCAACTACACCATCACCAAAGCGCATTTTCTGGTATTTGTCTAAACCATTACTTCCGCGTAGTTCTATGTTATATTCTTTGTTTACATCACCAAGGAAACCAGGACTAGCAGTACCTAATTCACCTAGTTCAGGTTTCTTAGGTAATTTTCTATTAGAACTGCCGTTCGATTCGCGGAATTGTTTAGCTTCGCCTACCACAGCCATGCCGTAGTCATTTGATCGCGCACCGCTATGATAGCTTTCTGTACCATAATGGTATGCGTCATCATTTGGCTCGATGAAAGTCAATCCACTAGAACTATGTTCAGCTTGCGGGTGTGATTTGTCTGTAACAATTAAAAATGCAGGATATTCATTTGTGCCAGGTACTGCTTCTACAATAGCATAATCTCTAAGGATTCGTTCTAGTGTTTCAGTAGGTACCTGTTCGGCTTGTTCAGCCTTAGCATTTTTCTTTTTAAATGGCCACACTAAAACTCCTTATTCTGAGTAAAGAAACCAGGAGACGTTTCTTGACTCAAATCAAATGTAGTAGTACCAGGTAATCTCCTTAAATCTGGTTGTCTGCTAACTTGTGTAACACCAGTTTCACTACCAACTAAGCTACTCATTACACTAATTATGTTAGAGCTTTGTAACACTAAATCGGCGTCACTCGCAGCATGGCTACCCACAGCCTGTAGCGCTTGTTGCAACATTTTATTACGTCGGTTAGAGGCTGACGTAGGTGTCATTGCGTTTTGTGGCAATGTATTAATTGTTGATTGTTGCACGCTGGCAACAGTATTTAAATCACCCATTACGTCAGCCAAACCTGTTGTAGCGCCTAGTTGATAAATGTGTACAAGTGCATAACGAATGGCGTCCATTGCGTGATCATCTTGCTTTAGACCGATTTCCTGGACGTTCTTACCGTTGATAGCATTTGGCGAGCGGTAGTTATTGAATTCTTTAATAGTGTTAATACAATTGGCTGTCACAAGTAATGCAGGTCCGTAGATAGGTCCACCACACTCATCTTCGCCAATCTCACGATTCAAGAACCCTTTAACTAAATCAATTCCATCACGCCAGTTAACTTTAGCTTTTGGATCAGCCATACAAGGCGCAAAATGTGTACTAATATAGTCCACAGCCTCAGGGTCAGCTGCATCACCAAAGCATAAATTAATATGGTACCCGTCAGGTTGTTCTCTTTCTTTCATTATCCTGATGTGTTCTTCTAATCTGGTGTAGCTCATGTAATGCTCGCGCCAAATGTAGATCTTATCGTCAGGGCTAATTTGGAATTCGATCGCAGCTAATGGGTTTGTGTAGCCAAAGTCAAAGGCTATATAGTTTGGCCACAGTGGATTGAACCTGTATGGTGTGGAAGATTTAATAACGTTTTCTTCGATGTTCCACTCTGCATAGATTTTTCCAGAGAAGCTACCGAAGTTAGCTCCAATTTCCTGATCAAAACTATCTTTGTTCATAGTTTTAACAAGTAGTTGGATTTCTTCGTCATCTTTACCATCAGGGAAGATTACTGAGTTTTCCCAACTAGGGAACATCCAGCTTTCATAAGTACCTGCGAAAATAGGGTCTTTACCATGCATCCACTCGTCATAGTACCAGTTGAAACCTTCTGGTGTGGTGGCAAAATCAGCAAAACCATTCTTGTCAGCTAGTGCAGGTCGGATATATTGTTCCCAAGTATCTTTTTTGTGCTTTGCTGCTTCGCTGATAATGACTCCATCGAGAGCTTCACCAACAAGGTTTTCAGGATGATCCGCGCTACGTACTTCAAGGATCGTATTTCTATCGCTGAACTCGATAGTCATGTTACCTTGTTTTTTAGAGTAGCTCTTTTTGACAGTTTTATCTCGGCCTAGACCTAGCTTGATGATCATGTCTTGCCAAATTACACGGAATTCCTTTTCAGCAAGGTCATAAGTAGGTCCGACGATCCAATAACGTTTATTCGGTAACAAAAGTTTTGGTTGTAAGTCTTTTGCAACCATTAA